ATGATAGGGGCGAAAACTATGTTAGGGGTTTAGTTTGTGGTTTTACTAGGGATAGAAGAATCACACAGGAAAACACAGGATTTAGCAATCACAATTATGATAATGACCCAGCATCCTCGCTAAGTTTCTTTATTGCTCCTACGCAATCCAGAGACGCTTCCTCAGCCTCCTGGGTAAATAACGATGATTGTCAGGATGTCCCCACATATCACAAAATGAAAGTAGATTTGTCTGCTAACGCTTTTGGAAATGTCTCGTCTCAATTTGTTTTGATTGATATCACATGTGATCCTGTAAACGATGAAGTTAAAATGTTTGCTGATGGATCCTTGATCGCTACATCCTCCGTGTCTGATGTATTTGGGACGGAGTTAGGAATACCTCCTAGCCTACCCAACTTTAAAAAGAATAACAGCTTTGAGTATTCCTCTACAACGGTTGATGGCCCAGAAATACTAAAGCAAGGTCCGCTGCTCAATCAATTCTACACGCCTTGGATTGTTGGTGGGGGCTATACGGATGGGATGTATCTCAATGGCAACTTCATGGGGGGCGACAGGGGTGGCATAACAAGCGGTCTTCGTGGTCACATAGGAAGCTTAAAGTTTTACTCTAGACCCCTAGATAATGATGAGGTTTTAAAGAATTACAAAGCTCAACAGGGCTTCTTCAAGAACATTAAAATCTAATCATGGCTGCTAATAGAACCGTCAATATCTACGGAAAAATACCCCCGAGGTACATAAAACAAGGTCCTACTGCAAAAAGGCAGGAGGTCTTTGGTTTAAACTTTCCATTAGGTTCAGCAAACGACGGATCTTTCTTTTCTAAAAGCTCAGGAGTTGAAATGATTAAAAACTCTGTGAAGCAGTTATTGAGAACAGAAAAAGGCGAAAGGGTCATGCTTCCAAATTTTGGATGTAATCTTAGAAAATATTTATTTCAGCCTTTAGACCAAACCACATTTGAAAATATAAAAAGAGAAATTTTGTACTCTTTTAAAAATTATATTGTTGGAGCAAACATACAAAAACTGGCTGTCTTTCCATTAGGCGAAACAGGACCAGCAGGAGGAAACTCTTTAAAAGTCTTGTTAACTCTGCAATTAGATACTGCTGATTTAGAAATATTTGACGTTGAGGTAGACATATCATGAACTTTTCGGGAACCATAGCTTCGGACTTTATGAAGTTATCAAATATACCTGTAGAAAAAAGACCTTCTCTGGTTAACTTCGCAGCGACAGACTTCCTAACACTAAGAAATTCGTTAATAGATTATGCAAAGGCAGTTTACCCACAGGACTACAAATACTTTGTTGAATCTGATTTAGGGATGATGTTCCTTGAGCTTGTCGCATACATGGGCTCTGTGATGTCTATGAAGGCAGATATGCTGGCTAATGAAAACTTTTTAGCTACAGCGCAGCAGCGAGCCAGCGTCAAGAAGCTATTACAGCTAATAGGCATTCGAATGAGGGGTCCGCTTTCCTCTGCTGCTGATGCCAAATTGACAACGACAACCGCCGTGGCTTCAGGACGAGCGGCTGTGATTGATGCGGCTAACCGTGTGATAGAAACCACTTCTCCAGAGGATGGAGGCGCACTAACCTTCACTTTGTATAAAGTTGTTAATGGTTTAGTTGACACTGTTAATAAAAATGGTAGGATTAGGTGTGAATTTGCTGAGTCCTCCAGCGCAGACAAAAAAGTATTTGAAAACTTAGTTCTTCAAGAAGGTGCTTTAGTCAAAGACACTGGTAGTTTTGCCGCAACAGAAGGTGTGAAAACCATAGACCTAACACAAGGTCCTGTTGTTGAGGGTAGCATAGAAGTCTATGTCGATGCGGACACTGCCTCGATGAATGGTGCCTATACAGAAGTTCCTAATGTTTATTTTGCTTCAGGAGCATCGGATAAAATTTTTGAAGTAGTCTATGATGACAATTACAACGCAACTGTTGTTTTCGGAGATGGTAGTGTTGGAATCTCTCCTGAAGATACAGCATCATATACGGTATTTTATCGAGTAGGCGGCGGCACCAGAGGGAATATCGGTAAAGATTCTGTAAACACATCAATCACTGCCACCGTCAATACAGCAACAACTGAGAGCGTCACAATCACTAACACATCTAAAGCAACAGGTGGTGCGAACGCGGAAACATTAGACCATGCCAAGAAATATGCTCCTTTAGAGTTTAGAAGGCAGGATCGATTAGTGACATTAGAAGATTACTCTGTGTTCGCTAATACTTTTATCAGCACATTTGGAACCATAGGAAAGGCCAGCGCGGCTGTGAGAAAGGCGTACTCATCTGCTAATGTTATTGACATTTACGTTCTAGAAAAAGCTTCTGATTTTCAACTACAAAGGGCAACTTCAAATTTTAAAACACAACTTCTAGATGCCATGAATAAAAAGAAAATGGCAACTGATGATATTGTGATTGTTGATGGTTTGATTAGGACGTTAGATTTAATTACTACAATTAGGATTGATAAAGAACAGGAAAAAAATCAAGATCAAATTAAAGCAAAGGTGAGAGATAAAGTTCTTACTTACATGAATGTTGATAACAGAGATTTTGGAGAAGATTTAAGTATAGCAGAGATTAATAGGCAAATCTTTGAGGTTGAAGAAGTTAGATTTTCTACGGTCGATAATGTCGAGCAGGATATCCCACTAGACTTTAACGAAATTATTCAATTGAATAACTTAACAATTAATGTAGAATTAATAGATTAATGGGCGACAGTAAGTACACTCCAAATCCAAGAAAGTTCTACAAAAGTAATTTTGTAGAACTTATTGAACTTATTACGCCTGAGGTCTATCAAACGGAAGACCTGACGATGAGTGGAACTGAGACTAATCCACTTTCACAGGTCATTAATTCACACATTAATGTAGCTAATAATATTAGCAACGTAATCGCCCTGTCAGCGGTACAAGACACGCAGACCAGCACGTTAAATACCATTAATGGAATTTCACAATACTTTGTAAAGCAAAACAAACTTACGAACATTAGTCCCTTTGATTTTGAAAGTAAAATTCTATTGCCGTTAGGGACATCGCTGGCGAACTATGACACTAGTGGCGAATTCAGTAACTATTTATCTGGAACTTTACTACCTCAAATTATTCCTGCGGCAGGGGTGCAAAATCAACTCAACACAAACATAACCACACTCTCTGCCCTGACCAATAACGCGGATCCTAGTAGTGTACACAATTACTTGGTTGACGCTTTGGGTTGGATGTACTTTTTGAATACTTCTGCTGATGGTGGTCTAAGCTATTCCCCCTCCAGTTTTGTGTTAAGTTCTTTAAATAGGCTGTACTTAGGAGACACTTTAGAGACTGTTGATGGTGTGAAGGGTTTAGTTGAGTACCTTTGGAAGAACAATGAAACTTGTTCTTTTGGAGGTTACATACCAACAGACTTCATATCAGGCACTTCTGATGGCATCACGGAAACGAGCGCAGGTCCCCTGCCGACATATACTAGCGGAACACAAAAACTTGAGGCTTTACAGACCTTGGTTGATGTTGTTTATTCTCCACTGTATATTGATCAGCAGGACTACACAGTAAAAACTGCGTTTGATAACTTTATTGATGCTAGTACAAAACTTAGCGACCAGACCTCAAAAGGACCGTTTAGAAAATTTACAAACCTATTAGGCTTTGAGTTTTCTGACATATCAAACGAAATTGAGAACATTGGATTAATATATGATATTGAAAATGTTCGAGGTGAGCATCTACAGTATATTGCTGATCTAATTGGATTTAAACTTAGGGGCAATTCTGCGTCCAAATGGAGACACCAACTTAGGTTGGCAATGGATCTATACAAATCTAAGGGCACCCTCGCATCCATCCAAGCAGCCATTAACGCACTCATAACTGATTCTGTTTTTGATGTATCTGGTCAAGTACAGGAATTGTGGGAGTCCTATCTGCCATTTTTGATTTGGTATGCTTTAGGCACCGAGTCACCAGAGTTCAGAAATTTAACCACATGGACACCAAATAGGGCTAGACAGGCTGGAATCAACCAGTACAACACAAGTAGTTTAGAAGAAAATATAAAAATTGTTGTTGATAGTATTATTCTAGATT